GGGTCTTACGAGCCGTTCAGGATTCCGCCCCTGAGCGGCTTTTCATTTCTGTGGCGTCTAGCTCACAGCTTCCATCCCTTCACGGGATTCAGGTAAATACCGACGTACTGTGCCTTCTTGTCTCGGGATCCCCACAGCTTCCAACCCACGTTGATCCGCACACAGCACGGCCTGCCGAGCAACCTGTAGTGCTTGATGTAGTACAGCTGGAACGCGATGAGCTTCCCATCGCGGCGGCAACGCCTGCGGCACGTGCCTGACACGCCGTTCGTGTCGGAGGCATTCTCGTTTCCTCGAACTTCCCAGTCGTCAGTCGGATAGACGCGAACGCCGAGAACATCGATGTCGAAGCCGTAGCAAACGTTGCGCAGAAGCCACGCAAGTCGGCGCTTGTACGTCGACCAAGGATCAGTGCCCGGCCATCGCTCCCAATGGCCCGCATCCCCATCCGCGTCGTTGTCGTCAGTGGCGAACCACGACAGCCACCTCGGCAGACGATGCGTTTCCTTGTCCACGAAGAAAGGCAGGATGGGCGCGAGAAGGCGGCCAATGATTGCCATAATGAACGACGCAGGCATGAGTGCCAGCCATTTCAGATAGACCATGTTCAGACCTCCGAGAGAAAGAGTTTTGCCTCGGCGCGGCGGCGCTCGGTCAGCCCCGCGAGCACCTTGCCGCCTGCCCGGTTGATATCGAGAAATTCGTGAGCGCAGGCCTCCGCATCTCCAGCATTGAGTGCACGCATGAGCTTCGGACACTGGTGCACGACGTAGCTCACTCCCACGTTAAAAGCCAGACTCACCAATGCCACGAACTGCCCTTCAGTCACGTGAACATTGACGAAAGGCGCAAGCCCTCGCTTGACCTCCTCGACGTCCTCACGAAGCATCTCCCTCGACTGCTCATAAGTGATCTCGTCGTGCTCCGTCACGTCCTTCGTGTGGCCACAGCCGATCGTCCAAATTCCCGCCGGGCACATGTACGCCTGCAGGCGGCACCCCTCCCAAGCCTCGATGAAGTCCATCGCGGACTCAGACGAATACTCGCCAAAATTCTTCATTTCAAATCCTCCTTATCCAGACCAAGGCGCTTCTGCAGAACAACCTCAATAAGACGGATCACCCGCGTGCCGCCCCACCCAGCCATGCCGCTCAAGGCCCCACACAACTGCGGCGGGAACCCTTCGTAAAAAAGCACCTCGTAGCAGATCAAACCGCACACAGCACTGATCGCACCATGAAGCAAAAACTCTCGCCATGTGAAAGCCTTTCCTTCCTGTACCTTCAGCAGGTACGAAAGCCAGCCGCAGATCGTCGCAAAACCACCTGCGGCGGCTAATATCTGGCCGTCACTTAAATCTCTGTATGGCATATAACCTCCCGCATGCCTTGAGTCTCTGACGAGACTTCAAGCACACACGCACAAAAAAATCCCCCGAGGGATATCCTCAGGGGAGTCGATGTTGGTTTAGGGACGCGAAGCTCAAAGAAAAGAAAAACCCCGCAGTTCTCAGAAAAAGGCCGCGCAAACATAGCCGACGACCGCGCCAATCAAAAGCCCAACCGGGCCCCAGAAGAGGCGCGTCTTGCGACGCGTCTCCGCATCGAGCAGAGCCTTCTGGGCCTCAACCTTGGCGATGAGCTCGTCCGTCACTTCCTCGACCTTGACGCCGAGCTTGTCGAGCCATTCCTTCACTTCTTCTTTCGTCATTTCAGTCACCTTTTCCTTGAGCGCATCTTTCAGCGCCTTGACAATCAAACCCCACATACAAAAAAACCGCCTAAAGGCGGTGTGATAAAGTTATGTATACTTACCATGCTCATGGGTGAGCCAACAACCGTGAGCCATTTTTTGCACCCATATCAAACATGTTTCAAGATATTACCCCCCCCCCAACCAACATTCTTCGTTTAGTGGTTAACCTTGATCGCTCGGCCGAGCGCCTAGAATCGATTTCAAAACAACTTTCCGCGCAGGGCCTCTCCTTCCAACGCATCCACGCTATAGACGGTCGTAAATTGAGTTCTGAGGAACTCGCCCGGCTAGAGGCCCCCTACGATGCCCCCGAGAAATTCGTCTTCAGAAAAGCGCTGTGGCCAACTGAGATTGCATGCTTCCTATCGCACGCAGCCTGTTGGGAAAAGCTCGTAAAAAGCAACTGCGAATGGGGCTTGATCATGGAGGACGACATCGTCCTATCGCCCCGCTTCAAGCTGTTCGCTACCTCTTCCGATTGGATTCCTCAAGGGGTCCACGTCATCCAGCTCCACGGGTCCCGTCAAACGTTCACTGTCGGAGAAAACTATCCAGTTCATGACACGGAATTGTTTCGGATCATCCAGCCAACACCGCTTTGCACCTTTGCGTATCTGATTCATCGCGAAGCCGCTGCCTACGCATTAGCTACCTATATGCCGATACCGGCTCCCGTCGACGACTGGCTGTTCTGTCCTTACTCCGACTTCGCGAAACGTTTCCCTCCGCATAGATTGCTTTCGGCTTGCGTCTGGACGCTTGATGGCCCATCGAACATCGGAGACCGAGCCTGCCGCAGACGCCTACCGACGAGCGTAAAAGTGCGTTTGCTTCGTGCCATCAAGTCCGGTGGCTATCGCCTTACAACGATGTTCCAAAAGAAACGTTCTTTAACGCTGACGCACGATTGAGGATCGTCCTATCGCCTAGAGCGGGGGTGCCAACTTTCTCGATAGTTAACGCCGTTATGCCCGCTCGTAAGGTCTAGGCCAGAGCTCACACATTGTCCCTACGGACTTTGCAAACGCCTCTTTCAGTTGCTCAAGCGTGACTGTCGCGACCTCGTCGTTTGCCAACACCCAGTCGAAAGACGAGAGCCCTGAAATCTCAGCCGCGCGAATAGCGTTCCCCATTCTAGTTTGGGCACGCTCTCCACCATCAAAGACCATCCCATCGACCTCGACGAGGATTGCGCCAACCTGCTCAGCTCTCTCGCGCTTTGCTTCTGCGAGATGCCTTGCCTCCAACTCTTCATCTGGAATCTCAGGCTCATAGCCCGCGACGTAATAGCGTCCATCGTAGGCTTGCTCTACTTCTCCAACTTCCGTATAACCCATTGCTTCGAACCACTCGATGTCCTCACCAATGGCAATAAGCACCTCTTTGGTGTTCTCATTTTGAATCTTGTATCTTTGGGTCATAATATTCACATCATTTTATGGAAATAAATCTTGCCTGGATTGCTAACGGTATATGTTTCTCCGGCTCGTACAGGGAGCATCATTGTCGCATTCCCAGGGTATCTGTTTTGATAGAACTCAAGAATTAAGGCACCGCTGGCTTTGTGTATGACTTTCCCGCCCGTATAGTCACCGCTATTCATATTTTCGAGTCTCAGCCAACCATCTTCGCTCGGAGTGTAATCCCCTGCACCAATTTGAACGTACGATCCATAGTTAGGGAAGCTCTTCAAAACCCCCATCTTTGAGCGATGGGGGAAGCAGTTTTGTTTAAATTGAGGACTCCAGACCTGAC